GGCCCGTGCGCTTGTCACGGACCTTGCCATAGGCGGTGTAGACATTCTTGTATCGGGAGCCGAGGCCGAACTGCGCAAGCAGCGCAGGATCAATGCCAGCCAGCTTGAACGTGGGTTCCAGCTTCTGGATGCCAACCTCAACCTCAATGGCAACGCGCGCGCCGCCGCCGTGGTGATCCGCATAGATGCCCTGCAACGGCGGAAGCTTGAGTTCCGTGATTGTCAGATGCTTGGATGCGGTTGGATCATGGTCGCCGCAGAACAGGTTGACGGCTTCCATCACATAGATTGTGTTCATGGTGCTTTTCTCCTAGCCACCTGAGTTGATGTTAGCCCGTCACAGCATCAAGCTGCGAGAGCAGGTCATCCAAGAGCGCGTCCAGCGCAGGACGATAGCGCGCAGACTGGATGCCAAGGTAGCGGAGAACAGGCGGTTCCTCAGCGGCGAAGTTCACCGTGAACTTGCCAAGGCGCAATTGCTCTGGCGAGTTTTGGTCCCGCGTGAAGTCCACCTTGTAACCAAGCAAGTCACCATCCGCCTTGAGGTCACGCATGGCAAACGCCATGGTGTTCCTGATCGCTTCAATGGTCTGGCCCGTGATGTTGAAGCGGCCAAGGTAGAAGCGCAGTGTACGGAGGAACATGAGGTGGATGTAATCACGCCCGCGCACCACGTTGTAGAACTGCCACAGCGTGTCCTCCGAGCAGGTGTCCGTGCCGACATAGACAAAGCCACCGGATGCAATGGCCGTCTCAACGCCCATTTCACCACGGATGATGATGCCGCCGTTGGCATTGAGGATGGACTGGCCTTCCGTTGCACCGTCAGTGAGGGAGAAGCCGATGCTGCGCGAGGGACCAACAATCCCCTGCACTGGCTGGTTGGCCCAAGAGTGGAAGGGCCGTCCCTGAAACTGATGATCGCGCCGCACGGCAATGCCGATGACGCGCGGTGACGCTGGCTTGACGGTGGCGCTGACGCCCACCTTCACCGCCGTCTCCACCGGGATCAGGCGTTCGCTCTGCATTGTCTCACGCCATGCGGTGTAAGCCGCAAGCGTGGAGGCCGGGCCGTCCACCACCGCAACGCCAAGCAACTTGTTCAGCACGGAGGGGAACTCCGCGCAGACAGGGTTGGCCAGCGCGCCGACCGTGGCGGTGACGCTGCCAGCGGTGCCGCCGCCAAGCGCCGTCAAAACAATGGTCGGAGCCGAGGTGTAGCCGCTGCCGGGATTGGTGATGGCAACGCTGGTGATGGCACCGCCAACGACCGTGGCCGTACCAGCAAAGCCCGTGCCGCCGCCGCCCGTGGCCGTCAGCGCGTGCGTGCCGTCCGTGTAGCCGCTGCCAGCGTTTGCAATGGTCAGGGACAGCACGCCCGTTTCATGCTGCTTGGTGAAGCCCGGCGCGGCGAGAAGGCGCGGGATGACGCCAAGCGCAGGCCCGGCTTCGATGAAAGCGTGCATGCCAGTCTTGGCCGCACTGTCACCAACAATGTTGGTGATCGTTTCATCATCATCCGCGCCTTCCTCGACGCGGACAATCACCACCTTGGCGGCCACCTGAAACTCACCAAGCTGATCGTTGATGCCGTCGATTGCATCAGCAAGAGTGCCAGTGGCTCCAAGCGCCGCGTACATGGTGGCGTCATCGGAATACATGAACACCGGAGTGTTCAGCGGGAAGGTAGCAGCATTGGCGGCAGGCGCGGTGCCAATAAGGCCCACCACGCTCATGTCGCTCCATACTGCGGGACGCGGCTCATTGTCGATCCGCGTGATGCTAATGCCAAATGTCGGTTCAGACATTGCTCGTTTCTCCTATGCCGTGACGCGCCAGCGCGCCACGCGGTTCAAGTTGGTCTGTCAATTCAAAACACTAGAAATCAATCTCAGGCGTAGTCACCTTGATCTTGTTCTGATCCGTGCTGCGGACCAAAAGTTCAATCACGGGCGCGGCGTTGACGCCTTCCGGCGCACCAAAGATGCGGATGGCGCGCACATACTCGCCATTGTCTTCCACCACTTCCGTCACCTGCACATCCTCAACATCAGTGACCGTGATCTTGCTGGTGTGCTGTGTGATAACACTGGTTGTCATTGTCCTGTTCTCCTGCTTCCCGCTAGGCGGGCCATCCGGCGTCAATGTCTACGGCGTTGATTGTCCCGGCATCACCAGCCGCCACAATGGCCATGCGCAATTCAGCCTCACGATCAAAGCACGCCTGCACATGCGCGCGCACCGCCATTGCCACATCCGTGATCTGCGCTGCGTTGAGCGTGACAAACTGGCCGTTCTTCATCTTCCATTTCATGGACACGCCGGGGTCCAACTGCGAACCGACAACCGCGCCAATGATTTTGGTCTGGCTCACCTCATCCGTTGCAACGGGCGATCCGTTGAACACGATGCCGCCAGTCTCTTTCTCCCACCGCTTCTGCGCAAGCGCCGCAAGGCGCGCCTCACGCGCGGCTTCCGTCACAGCAGCCCTCTCAGTGTCCGGTATCTGGATCACTTCCCATTGCTGCGTCCACACGCCGCTGAGGTTGACAGGAGGCAATTCCTGCACACGCTCAAACCAGCGCGGCGTGGGCTTGGCCACCGGAAGGACTTGCATGATGCCGTACTGCGCAAGCAACGCATCCGTCAGCACCCTTGGGAAGCTGATATTGGGATGAAGCCCGCGCAATGACTGAGGCGGGAAGGGATAACTCACAACCTGATTATTTACGATCCGAGCATAGTTCATTTTAGCCTCACCATGAGAGCCTGACATAACCGTAAGAGCCGTTTGCGGTGGCTGACGTCGCGGTGCTTGTGCCGCCGCCGCCGCCGCCTGTCCATCCGCCCGCGTGAGTAGCGCCGCTTTGCGCGCCATCCACGCCCATGAACAAGTCATCAGGCGATCCGCCCTTGCCGCCCGTGGAAGACGCCGCGCCGCTTGTTCCCGAGCCGCCGCACCCTACGCCGCCGCCTCCGTAGTTGCTGCCGCCGCCGGACGCCGCGCCGCCAGTAGCGGCGCTTGATGAATTGGCCGTGGTCGTGGCCGAGCCATTTGCACCAGCGGAGCCGTCGCCAGTGTAGCCACCAGCACCGCCACCGCCGCCACCGCAAAGCGCGCTTGAGTTTGTGGAGGATGTGCCGTTGCCGCCGTTGCCGCCGCTGTACTTATTGGTTCCGGTACCAGCCGCCGAAGATCCACCAGCGCCGCCCGTTCCCGCCGCGCTTGTCGTTGCACCGTTGCCGCCCGCGCCGCCCTTGGCAAGCACGACCACGGAAGAATTGTACTCAACGGTCGTGTCACCGCCAGCGTTGCCTGTTGCTCCGTAGCCGCTGTTTTCCTCACCGCGCCCACCCGGAGACAAATTAAAGACGACGCCCGCCGTGACCGTTTGCGTCTTGCGCGACATGGCACCGCCGCCGCCACCGCCGCCGCCATAATAGGTCGAGCCATTGATGTTGCACTGGCCACCGCCGCCGCCACCGCCCACGGCAACGATGTCAACGGAGGTCGTTCCCGTTGGCACGGTCCATTGCAGTGTGTTTGCACCGTCAATCACCACGCGGCGACGGTTGGTAACTTGGAAAGTCTTGGCGCCCGCTACGTCACTGTCAAAGACCAAGGAGACGGTATCCACCACCACTGTGTTTTTGGTGATGGCCCGCGTGTATTCACGGACCTCAAACACATCACCATGCACCGCCGTGCCGGGCGATGAAGTCCACGCCCCTCCGTTCTTGCGATAGCTTGGTGAATTGCCGCCACTGACCTCAACTGAAACTGATCCGCCGCCCTCAAGGGACAGAGTGACTGTGCCGGATGCCGTTATGTAGTTTTGCGCAACAATGTCATTGGTAGCGGATGCAAAAGAGCCAGAGAGAATTTTGCGGCCCGGATCAGGCTGCGTCCTCAAGCTGACCGTGATCGCCATCCAGTCATCCGTGGTGCTGTCGTGCGTGATTTGCGGCGGTGTAATTTGTCCGCCCACGGATTGAAGCGATTGCGACATGCAGCAAGCGGCGGGAGAAGTGCCGCTTGTACTGGCCAATAGATCATAACCGGATGGCGCGCTAAAAATTCGATTGCTTCCCTGTGTCGCGCCAAAGGTGAATATCTGGTTGCGGTCCGTTGTCGTGGTGAGACTGGGAGGCGTGGGGTAAGAATTTACCGCGCTTGCCGCTCCATCAGTCTCAATCACCAAGCCATGATACATGCCCGCCGTGTCAACGCCATCAGGATGAAGCACCACGACTAGGATGGAGCATCCGGCGATTGCCAAGAAGTTGGAGTTCTGGAACGCCGTCTGTCCGTTGCGGGATGGCAAGAGGTAAAGATAGCCTTGCTGGATTGGTGAAGTGGTGCCTTCGGTTTCATAGGCAATCTGCGTCCAGCCGGAAGGCGCGGCAACGCCAGAACCAAGGCCGCTGCGATTGTACAAAAACGCAAAGACGGCATCGCCATCTGCAACGCCACCCGGAAAGCTGACACTTGCATTGGCGTTGACGTCTTCCGCCTCAGTGACGCCGACAACCTTCCAAGGAAGCGCGCCGCTTCCGCCTGCCATAAGCATTTCAAGCATTACTTGCTGTCCCTTGCCAGAACACAGCCGCGCCAAGTAGCGCCGCCGTTGCTTGTGAGGAAGCTGAGAACGTCAACGCCGGACGCCGTGAGCGTGGGCGGTGTGCCGCCCTCCCACTTGATGCCGCTCATCCATGTAACCGTGCCGATGCCGCCATTCGTCAGCACAAGGACAAAGCCGCCCGCAATGCCGTTGGCTGGCGGATTGGTCACGGTGAACTGCACCGATCCGGTAGCCGTTGCGGTGACAAAGTTGCCCGCCGAATAGTCAATGGTCTGCGCGCCAGTGATGTTGCCGCGCGCGTTGACCGTCAGCGCGTAGTCTTTCAGCTTGGCCGCGCTCACTTCCTGATCCGCCGCGTTGAGCGCGCCCGTGAGGGAGCCGCCAGAGCGCAGGAGGCGATCATTGAGCGCGGTGTTAAGGCCCGTCACATCGTCAATGACATGGCCGTGAGAAAGCGCCGCCTTGGCCGCAAGGTCAGCCACAAGATTTGTGATGGCGCTCTGCGGATGCGAGTGGTTGAGGTCGGCCTTGGCCGCAAGCGTGGTCACGAGGTTGGCAATGTCTCCCATGACAAGCGCCACCGCGCCCGTCTTGCCCGCCACGCTGGTGACGGGACCATCGCCAATGTCACTGACTATGCCTTCAATGAAAGCCCGGTCTGCCGCCACTTGCGCGGCGTCCGTGTCAACCTGAGAAGCCATGGCCGCGATGCTGGCCGGGATGCCGGATGCCGCTGACAGTATCCAGTCCGTATGCGCGCCGCTGATGCCCGTGATGGAAAGGATTTCCACCTCAAGCCCGCCCGTCTCAGCGTTCCACGCCACAAGCTGCCCCACGGCCCACTGGCCTTCCGTGCCAACGGTGCCGCGCGTGACAGTGATGAAAGGTGTGGGCGTGAACAGGCCGCGCGTGTCCTCGCTCACCTCAAACACGGCGCTTTCCCCCACTTGCAAGGTGAGAGAGGTGTTTGAGGTCGCGACAAGGAAGCCCAACTCAGCCGCCTGTTGCACGCGCGCCAGCGCGGGCGTGAGAACGGTATCAATCCGCTCAAGCCCAACCTCAACCAACTCATCCGCCGTCGCACCCTGTCTCTCCAACTCAGTTGCATAGGCAACCAGTGTTTCGACAATGGTGCGGAAACGGCGGTCAAAGAACAGCGCGTCCATCGCCTCTTTGCGCTTGACGCGGAAATCCGCAAACGTAGGACGCGGCAGTGTCATGGTCTTTAATCCTTGATGATCGGCGCAACATCAATGGCAGCGGTCTTGATCTTCTCATAGACCGCCGCCTTCACGGTGTAGACAACGCCGGGATTGAATTGCGTCCCGGCGTCAAAGATCGGAGCCTTAACCCTCAGCCTGTAATGCGTAGGAATAGGCTCCGCTGGTGCTGGTGCTTTTGCCATCATGTCCTCCTTATGCGGTGGCGACTTCCTCAATGTCAGTCACTACAAACTGACTATTGATGGATGAAAGAGCGCCGTCGAGAACGTAGTAGTAGTCATTCTCTGCGGCGATGTTGAAGGTGGCCGTCCGCTCAATGCGGCCGTCCGGCAGCGTCACATCCGCCACCGTGTCAGCCGTCTCAGTGGTGAGGCCGCCATTGGTCTTGACCGTGGCCGTCAGATCATGGACGGCATCATTGAAGCCATCCATCCTGATCTTGAGGACGATCTTGGCAGCGTTGCCACCAAGCGCGCGCGTCTTGCTCACATACTTGAACGCGGTGGCCGCGCGGGCCACCTTGCAGCGGCACTGTGTGATGAAGATGGACGGCATGAGGTCCGTCGATCCAAGGAACACAATGCGCAGCGGCAGGATGGCCGGGAGCGTTGACAGGTCAAGTGATCCGTCAACGGGATACCACACGCCGCCGATCTGGACCTCAAAGGTGAAATTGGTGGCACCCGGTATCGCAATCTCACCAAGGAAGTCCAGTGACCGGATGCCGCCCGCAAGCTGCAACGGCTGCAAGTCAATGACCGTGCGGCCCGTTGTCCACTGGCCGAAGTAGAGGCGGAACTTGACCACGCCCGTCTGCACCGCCCACGCGCCCGACTGATAGGCAAAGCACGCGCCCTGCACCACGCCAGCGTCCTCATCGGACATGGCAAGCCAGTGGTCGCCCTGCACCGCAAGGACCATGCCGTAGCGCTTGCCCGCCTTGAGCAGCACGGGGTTGATCGTCACGGCGGTTTCAACGATGGACGGCAGGCCAGCGCCGCCAGAGCCAGTGCCAACCTGCAAGCTGGCGCGGGCCACGGTCGTGCGGGACAGGACCTTTGTAATGTCCGGCTTGCCCGTGGCGTCCGTCTCGCAAATCATGATGTCAACGTCACCGCTGGCCGCAAGCTGCGAGAAGTAGAGGCCCACCTTGGACAGCCACGCATCCTGAGAGACAAGGAACGTCTGCCCAACGTGGTAAGCGGTGAGCGTGGATGTGGTCTTGACGTTGGACCAATAGAAGTCATCCACGAAATCACGCCAGAACGCGGTGCTGTACTTTGTGCGCAGCCAAGCGCGCGGGAAGTCCTCGCGCACGTTGTCAATGAAATCCCGGTACGTCTGGTCGGTCCATGTGCCGAGGTTCTCATGAAGCGCCTTCTTCAAGGCGTCTTCCAGTTCACGGACAACCCACGTTCCATTGAGCCAGCCAAGCCACTCAGGACCGCAGCGCCAGCGATGGCGCGTGTGCCGCCAGAAGTGGCAGTTGTGGCCGTGCCAAGTGTGCTGGCCGCAACGATGCTGGCGGTGATAGTGCTTGCAGTCCAAGCGCAGCAAGTGGATGTGATACGGCAGACAGAGGCCGCTGTAGTAGCTGACGTTCGGATCATTGGGATTGAGCAACGCCAGCGTCACCGTGTCGGACGCCGTGTAAGGGAAGCGCAAGCCCTGCGCGATCAGCGCCGAGTAGCCGCTTGCGCCCGTCTCAGCATCCGCCGTGTCCGTGAATTTCTGGATGGCGTGATACAGATAGGCCGCAGGCTTGCTCAACTGCTCCTGCAATTGCTTCACGATCAGCGCCAGCGCTTGCAGTGAGGTGTCCAGCGCATAGGACGGAAGGCGCTGTGCCAGCGAGGCAAGGTCAGTGCCGAGCGTGTCAACGCGCCCGCTGATCTGTGTGCGCCAGTCCTCAAGCAATCCCGTGCGGTCGCCCACGCCGCGCAGATTGAGGACCTTGTTTTCATCCCACTGCTCAATGGACACAACGCCCGTGGTGTCGAGCAGAACATAGGCGATGACGCAAAGGTTGGCGTCAGTCGTGGGATAGGTTGGATCAGCCGCCTCAGCGCCCGCCACGGTGCTGACTTCGCAATGCCGCGCGCTTTCCATGGCCACGCTCTGCGGCTCCGTTGCGCCCGTCTGAGCGTCAACCAGAAAGTCACGCGGCTGCACATCGGTGTCTGTCGTGGTGCCGTAGGCCACGATGGCCACGCGCTTCTTTGTCACCAGCGGCAGCACGTTGAACAGGTCAAGCACCACGGCTTCATTGCGCGCGTACACAAGGCCGAGCGAGTAAAGGCGGCCCTGATCCACCGTCACCTCAGCCGCGCCCGTCTTGCTGGCCTCAAAGCCTGAGTAAGCGCGCCCGTCCTCAATGGTGTCCAGCACAATGTGGTCAATGCTGGACTGTGTGAACTCCTGCACAGCGTTCAGGTCTGCGGACTGCAACTCCTGACGGTCACGGAAAATGACAGTGCTTTCCATCTTATACCTCTATCAGTTGATCGACTGTGATTGTCCCGACCTTTTGCCTGTCGCCGGGATGGGGAACTCTTTTGGTCTTGGTCTGCACAAGGATTTTATCCCTTGCGGACTTTGAAACGCGGACGGCGTAACAGGCACGGTCCAGCGCCTCATGGTTATGCGGTCTGAGGAAGCCCCAAGTGAAGCGCCATGCTTCGCGTGAGTATGACTTCCCGGTGATCGCAATTGTCAGTTCCGCATTGTATGGCGGAATGCCTAGCCGCGTGTGGTCAAGATGGACGCTGCGCTTGCGCTGCTCAATCACGCGCTCAGTGTCGTGCAAGTGCCACTGCTCATAGAGGTACTGCCACGATATGGTTTTAGGCAGATATGCAAGCCGCGTGCTGCGATCTGCAAGGTACATTTTGCGGCCCGGAAGGCCGCCATTGTAGATGGCATAGCCTTGCCCGGCGTGCTGCTCCGCGATCTTGCGCGGCTCAATGTACATCAGGTCCAAGCCGGGTTGCGCCGTGGTGTAAGTCTCACGCCCCAAGCGGTAGCTATAGCTGGCATCGCGCGACACGCGGATCATGCGCTGATCCACATAGAGGCCATCCACAAGGAAGCGCTTTGTCAGGCTTCCGCTTGCGCGCTCAGCATTGAACTCATCAGGGAAGATTGCTGCGCTTGGCTTCGCAGGCAATATGACCTCATCATATTCCGCCGCGTAGAACCTGCCCACGCCTTCCGGCGTCACGGCGCGCATGGTCAGTTCCGTTTCAACGCCGCCATCATAAAGCTTGGCCGTGCGGATGTAGCGCTGCCACGCGCCCACATCCTCAACGTAGCCCACGCCACTGTCTTGCGCCGCCGCAAGGAACGCCTTGGTGCGCCCGTAGGCTTGGGAGGTGAAATGCGCGAACCTGTATGTGCCGCGCTCAACGAAAGGGAAGATGCGCAGTTGAGGAAATAGCGCATAGAACGCCTCACGTTCCTCAGTGGTCAGTTGCGGCATCAGGTAAGTCTTCGCAGGCGGTGTGATGGCCTTGATAAGCCGCCCGCCTAGCAGCTTTACATGCTCACCAATGCCCGTTTCCGTCCCCTTGATGCGGTGCAGCCAAATGGCTTTGTCCGTCACCCACCGCTTCTTCTCAAGCGGCCACGCCGTGTCCCACACATCCACCGAATAGGCCCACGCCAGATAGGGCAGGATGCTTTCAGGAATAATATCCGGACGCCACAGCGCGCGCAGCGGCGTCTGTATGGCATCCACGCGCTCCGTGGCCTCAGAGGCCGCCGTTTCAAACGTGGTGCGGTTCTGCGGTAGAAGCTTGGGCATCAGGTGTCACGCCCCACCACGGCCACGCTCACGCCCGTGACGTTCACAAGCTGTCTGGCGGTGGCCGGAATGTCATTGGCAGGCGAAAGGATCTCCACGCCATAGACGCCATCCTGATGCGCCGCCGCGTAGATGGCCGACTTCTTCAAGTCAAAGCCAAGATACTTGACCTTCGCCGCCAGCGCTTGCAGCGCGGCGGTGGCCTTCTGGCTCACAAGCGTTGTGTCGGGACCGGGATAGAGCGTCAGCTTGACATTGATAGTCGTGGAAATCACCTGCGGTGCCACCACGATCACCTCATCCGTGAGAGGCCGGACAACCTTTGCATTGATGGCCTGCCGCACCTTGAGGATCATGGCCGCATCCGGCGCTGGCGTGGCCCCGTCCATCATCACCGTCACGATCACGCGGCCCGGCCTGTCCATGTAGGCTGAAACATCCTTGATCGTCACATCCGCCGTCATGGCGTGAAACTGATATGCGCCTTCCGGCCCCGCCACGCTGAGCGCTTCTGGTGCCAGCGCAACGCGCGTGCGGAACCGCGCGTCATCCTCATTCTCAAGGCGCTTCACGGCATAGCGCGCGCCTATGTGGTCAAGGTCACTGCCCTGCGCAAAGGCCAGCATGACGGCGCGGGCCGCGTCATTGACGCGCGCACGGATGCCGACCTCACGATAGGCGAACACCTCAATAAGCTTGCGCGCTGGCTCACTCTCAAGATCAATGACGCCAGCGATATACGGGAAGCGGGCCACAAGGTCATCGCGCAGTTCAGTGACGATGGCCTCATAGTCCAGTGTCTCAATCACCTCCGGTGCCGGAAGCGCGGACAAGTCAATGACTGAAAACCTGCTTGTCATTCGTAACGCTCCAGCACAGTGCCATTGACGGCTGATGATCCATAGATGCGCCGCGCGCCCTCAACGGTGAAATCGCCGTAGGTTGCGCGCGGCCTGTACTCTCCGTCGATGTAGAAATGAAACTGACCGTCCCGCGTGACCTTCAAGGCCATGATCTGCACCACGCGGAAGCGCGGCTCCCATTGCTCAATGGGCGCAAGCAATTCCTGAAAGTAGCCCGTCACCTCACGCGGCACGATGTTGCGGCCAAGCAAGTTGCTCACGTTGCTGCCGTACCATTCCCGCATGATGCGCTCACCGAACCGCGTGGTGAATATGTCCTGCAATGACTGCAAGACATGCTCCCATCCCGTGATGGTGCCGCCTGTCTCGCGGTCAATGCCAACGCTTGGGCTTGTCAGGTCTGCCATCTGCTTACGGGAGGGCCGAAAGCCAGTCAGTCATTGCAGCCCACGCCGCAAGAGCAAGCGCGGCCAGTGCGGCGAAGCCCTTCTTGACGTCCCACCCTTCCGGCGTCTTGGACTTCCACCCGATGTAAACCGCCGCCGCAAGAATGAGTAGAACGATAAGTGTCTGCATGGTCCTTCTCCGTTGCTAGTTTGCTGGAACGTCAGTAAGCCCACCGCCCGGCACAACGCCGCCGTGGATGTGAGTGGAGCCGATGTTCTTTCCGTTATGCGTGACCTTGCCGCCCGTGATGGCCACGCCATCGCTTGATATGTTGACGGTGACGCCGCCCACGGTGATCTGCACAAGGTCATCCTTTATGGTGGCCCGCACGTTGCCATAGGTCAGCACGTTCTCATCACCGTTCTGCGAAGGCGAAGCATTCTGATCCGACCAGTGCATGGGCAGCGCTATTGACTGCATCCAGTCACCAGACGGTGAAAGCGTTGACATTTGCTGGCCAACGCTTGGTGGCGTGTGGACCTTCAATGCCCCTGCAATCTGCGCGTAAGGCACCCACGGCGAGAGAAAGGGATTGCCGTCCTTGTCCTCACCGAATTTGAGGCGCACTATCTGCTTTGCAGGGTCCACCTGATCCACAGTGCCGTGGCGAACCACTCCGGAAAAGCGGCGCTCAAGGTCTGCCACCCGCGATGCAAGTTCAACCAGTTCCCGCATGTCACTCTTTCACGCCGTCAGCGTTCAAGTCTGATGTGCCGGACAAGGCCGCGCCGCGCCCGCGCACAGTCTCCGTGAAGGCCGGGCCATCAGCCACCACCTCCACCTGCTCCACGATAGGCGGCTCACCTTGCTCCGTCAGATCAAACGGCGCGATGCCTATGGCTTCCGCGTCCGCGCGCGTGAGGCCGATCGCTTCCGCCGCGCGCTTCCAATCCGGTTTCATGGGCGTCTCAATGATGTTGCGCAGGAACGTGCCGTACTCAGCAAGGTCCGCATCCTGCTCCATGGCAGCGATCAGGCGGCCATAGGGAAGCGCTGCATCAATGGCCGCGCCCGGCATGGGCGCTGCAATGGGATCGACCTTGTAAACAATCTGGCGGGCCGCGAAGCGCACGCCGCGCTCAGCGCTGGCACCGCGCCTTGATGCCTTGCTATGGATGCGAGGCACCAGAGACATGAAGATGGATGACCACGGCGTGCCTTCATCAAACAGCGCGCGCTCAATCTGATGCTCAATTATGTCCAGCGTCCACTCAAAGCCAAAGTCAGTCTCAGGGATGGTGAACGCGCCATCCTGAACAGACGTTGCCACGGCCACCTCAAATATCAGGTCCAGTTCCCGCCGCCCCTGCCATGTGTCGCGACCTATGGCATCCGTCATGTCATCATCAGTGAACACGGTGATAAGCGGAAGCCTCACCTCACTGATGGCAACGTCAATCGGCTCAATGGCACTGTCATGCACGCGGTTTCCCGCAAGCGTTCTGTTGGTCACAGCCCGCGCAGCGGCAAGGCGAACGGCGGTGCGCGTGATGCTCATTGCTCACCTTCCCTGACCACAAGCGCGCGCACATCGCCCATGTCCGTCACCATGACGGAAACCACGTTGTAGGCCGCGCCGCGTGATGGGAATGAAATCTTGTCACCCTTGGCCAGCTTGAAGCCAAGTTCCTCAGCTTGCGCCTTGCTCATCCATACCTCAGCTTCGGAAACGGCAACGCGCGTTCCGCCTGTCAGTTCAGAGCCACGGCGCGCGCCTGATAGCCACTCAAGGCCCGGCGTGTCGGACAGGACAACCAGCGCCATGACGGGTTGGCGTCCATCATCAGCACCCGGCGCGCTGTAGGTACCAGCGCGCCGAGGTGCAATGTGTGCGGTTTCGCCATAGGCGGTGAGGACGGCGGCAGATAGCGCCGTGTCCATGTCATCAAATGGCGAAACCATAGGAGCCTGCCTCCGCTTAGGTCCGGCGCAACGGCATGAGCGTGCGCGGGCGCGTGCAGTAGTGCAGCGCGTTCATCTGGAACTCCAGATTGATGCCCTTGTCATTGGGCATCCGCCACTGCTTTGCATAGAGCCGCTGGCCGGGACGGTTCACCGTCTCAATGTAGTCAGCGGGCGCGTACAGCGTCTTGAACAGCCCCGGCACGCCGATGGGGAACAGATGGGCCTTGTCATCAGCCACGGCCACAGAGCCGCCGCCGCGATATTCTTCCCACATGATGCCGCCGAAGTCGAAGCCGCCGTAGGTCTTGCCCGTGGTGCTGACATATCCGGCGCGCAGTTCAGCCGCCGCCGAATAGTTCAGATAGGTTTCCCGCACCTCCTTGTGGGCATAGAAATCATCGGCAAAAGCCTTGCCCATGATTGCCATCACGCCACGGAACGGAAGACCGCCAAGGCTGTCCGCCATGGCGCGCACCAGTGATGCGCACTTCTTGCGCAACGCGCCCGCCGCTGGCGTGGCGTTGTCAAGGTCCATGTCCACCTCAGCCGGAAGGCTTTCGCCAAACTCCGTGCCGTAGTTGTAGATGGGCGTGGTGCCGTCACTGTCATAGAGGATGCCAGCCTTGATGACGCTGAGGCGGTGGAACTCCTCCGTCAGAGCGAAGTCCTGAGAATGCGTCACAGCCTTGTTGGCGATCTTGCCCTGCAACGTCTCAACGGCGTCCTCCGTATTGAAGGCACGCACTTGCATGACCTCATCGGCGTAGATGGCGTCCTCCCGCTGGAAGTGCGGAACGGACAGCTTGCGCATGGACCGCTTCGCAAAGTCACGGGTTCCACCAACGGAGCCGCGCGGCGAAGACGGGACAAGGATCAGGCTTTCCTTGTCCTGCTTTTCAATGGCAACATCAAGCGTGTCGATGTTCTCCACCTGAAACAGACCAAGTTCCCCAATGCGACCGGGAACGTATGAGATTTCCCGCATGCCCTCTGTCATGCGGATGACGCTGAAAGCGTCGTTGTTGAAGATATCGAGCATGGCTCAATGATCCTTTCTGGCCGTGGGCCTAGTTAGCGGATGATGATGCCGACCGCCGCAAGCTGCGTGGCCTTGGCGGTCTTTTCATTCGTGGTGTCCACGCTGGCGTCATAGGACAGCGTGTCCACACGCCACTGCGCGTCACGCGCAATGACGGTGATCTGCTGATCTGCAGAAGTGGCATCACAGCCATAGAGCGCGATGGCCAGCGCGGTTTCCGCGCCTTCATTGCCAACCACCTCAGCGGCGGCAGACGGCGCATACTTGCCGCCGACCGTGATCTTGCCGAGGACATGGCCGGGCTTGATGACGCCGGAACCGCTCTTGACGGTCACAACGTCACGCGAACGGCCAAACTCAGCCTCTGACAGAAGACCTTCGGTCGCGTGGCGGCCTTCGGTGTATGTGGTCATAGGATTTTCTCCTTACCTGAAAAAAGGGGTTTAAATCTTCACGCCAATGGCGCGATTGGCGTTCTGAGCCGCCTTGGCCCAACCGCTGCGCACGGCCTCGGTCTTGTCAACCTTGGGCGCGTGGTCAAAGCCGTTGAACTCAGCGGCCCGCTCCGCGATTGCGGGAGCAGCCGCCTTGTCGGCCTTGGGCGAAACAGCAAGCACCTTCTGTGCCTGCTCCGCGTTCATGTCCGTCTCAAGCGCAATCATTGTGGCCTGAGCCTCCCGGCCCTGCGCTTCTTCAAGCCGCAGGATGGAAGCGATGCGCGCGCGCTCAGCCATTGCGCCTTCTGCGCGGAAGGCGTTGCGCTCTGCATCTGTAATTCCCGCAGTCACGGCGGCGGGAGCGCCATTCTCACTGTTCATTGTGAGCGTTCTCCTTGTTGAGTTGCGCCCCGCACGCGGGGTCGATTGCAGTTCATTCAAAAGATCGGCAAAAGTAGAAAGACGATCAGCCATGCCAAGCTGGATCGCTTCTTCACCCATGTAGACACGCGCCTGAGTGGCCCGCGCCGCATCGGAATTGAATTTGTCACCGCGCCCCATGCCAACGGCGGCGGTAAACTGATCGTAGAATGCAAAGACCATGGATTGCAGGTTGGCACGCGCTGCATCCGTCAACGGCGCATAGGGGTTGCCGTCAGCCTTGTGGGAGCCAGCGAAAATGAGCGTGGGCTTCACGCCCTCCTTCTGCATCTTCTCGCTTTCATCACGGTGCAGCATGATGACGCCGATGGAGCCAATCATGGATGTGGGAGACACCACAATCTCACTGGCCGCGCTTGCAATGCCATAGGCGGCTGAGGCCGCCACATCATTGACCAAGGCCACCACGGGCTTCTCCCTGCGCACCGCACGGATGGATGACGCAAGACTGAACATGCCCGTGGCTTCGCCGCCCGGACTGTCAATGTCCAAGAGGATGGTATGAACATCCCTGTTCATTGCCATGTCGCGAAGCTGAGCCTCAACGCCCTCATAGGAAGTCATTCCACTGCGCGCGCCAAGCCATGCGCCACGGTTGACAAGGGAGCCGATGACCGGGATGTGGGCCACGCCATTGTTGATCTGCGCAAGCGGCATGTTCTCCGGGCGCGTCATCACCGAAATGCGGTTGGCTTCCGGCGTGGTCATGTCAATGCCAAGGTCAGCACTGATGTTGCCGATCCTGCCGCTCAGCACCTCAAGGATGATCTGCGCCTTCTCAGGCGCAAGAAGGAGCGGATGGTTGAACAGGCGTTCCGCGATCCTGAAAAGGCTATCCATCACATACCTCCTGCGCGCAGGCCAAAGCGGGATGGCCGCCCGGTCGTTGTCAGCTTGCACTCGTTGTCTAACTGCGCGATGTGCGCCTTCAATTCTGAAATGGTCGCATAGTTACGCTTCATGCGGCGTGACGATCCATTGCCCGCCGCAAACTCCACTTCCTCAACGCGGCCTTCCAGCATGGCGCGGGAAAGCACCTCACGGAGCGCAGTTGCCACCGCGCACGGATTGGTGAAATCAATCTGTACGGTCATCGTTCACCGCCTCATCCTTCTCAGCGTTTTCCGCCTGCTGTTGCGCCTGCTGCTCCATTTGCTGGCGCTGCATTTCTTCCTGCCGCTCAACCTCATCCTTGAGGCCATAGGTCTTGCGCATTTCAGCCTCACGGGCGCGCTGGACATAGACATCCTCAATGTCCACGCCAAGATCGTTGGCGATCATTTCATCCGTCATCACGCCCATGTCCCGGTAAGTCTTATGGGCCTGCGCGGCCTTGTTCTCATCCGCCTGCACCTTGGGCGCACCGCGCCACAACGCCCGGCAGGCGGCGGCCCTGTTGCGGTGGAAGGCATCAATCCCGCCCGGAAACGGAATGGTGCCAGCCTCAATTTCCTCCTCAAGCCACGCCTCATAGGCGGCTTGGCAGAACGGCGCGATGATGAAGGCCCGGCGATACTGTGTGATCTGGAAGACCTCACCCGTTGCCATGCGGACGGATGAATAGGTTGCGCCCTCATAGTCACCCGTCGCGCTCTCATAGGTGAGGCCCAAGCACCGCGCGATTTCACGCAAGAGGTGAAGGCTGAAATCCTTATAGTCGCTGTTCGGATGGTTGGCGCTCAGAAACTCCATCTTCTGGCCGGGAAACAGGTGAGCGATGCGCCCGTTGATGCCCACGTTGATAGTCGCGCTATCATACCAGCCGGACTGCGCTTCAAACCACGCATCCCAAATGGAAGATCCTGTTGCGGCCAAGCGCGCCTGCTCCTGCGGCGTGATAAGGCCGCTAAGCACTTCCTCAGTCGGCTCATCGCTTGTGATCGTGGCCGCAAAGGTGGCCTGCACCATGGCAGCGGTGAGCGTGGCATCCGCAAGCTGGTCGAACTGGCGCGCCACGCGCAAGGCCGGGACAAGCGGCGTGATGCCGCGCACTTGGCCGGGCATGCCGTCAAAGCAATGCACCACGCGCGGACGCCACAAGCGGTCAAAGGCCGGAACGTCCCATTCCACCTCACCAAGCACGCTGTCCTTCTTGCGCGCGATGTAGGCCACGGGAAAGCCGTCAGCATCCATGCGGACGCCCTGCTGAACACGCTTCATCACATCATCACGCATTGACACGCGGTGAGAGGCGATCAGCCGGACCTTGGTGCCGTAAGCCTTGCGCTTCCTCCACGGTATCTCCGCGAAGGCTTCACCCGTGGCAAAGTAGCTGCGCAGGACGGCAGCCTGCATCTGCCCGAACGTGCGGCGGCCCTCAATGTCACACTCAACGCGGTCATTGGCCCAAAGGCCAAAGCGCTGCTCCACGTTGCGCGACCACTCACGCGCCTGCTCATCCGTCATGCCAAGCTGATCGTTTTCCGGCGCGACCTTGATCCGCAGTCCAGTGCCAACGGTATTGGCCACCGCCTGATCTATGGCACCAGCAATCCATCCGCTATTGTGGATCGTGTCCAGTGCGCGGGCCGCCGCGTCATTCCACGCATTGCCAACGTCCACCGCCGCATCGCGAAGCTGAGGCTTCCAGCCAGCCATGACGATGCCACGGCCACCGCGCATGAACTCCGCGCGCGGCGCTGGCAGTGATGGCGCGCCCACGGGAGGCGCTATCATGTCGCGCAGTTTTTGCATGATGCTCATTGCGTTACCTGTTAAATCCTCTCGACAGGTTGGCGAACCTGTTCCTTAGATTAACTTTGTTGGTCGGGACCGCCTGCACCGGGGGCACAGTGACAGGCGGTCCCTCCGGATCGGAGCCAACGGCGTCATCCGAATTGTCATCGGCCTGCTGCCGCACAGCACCCTCCGGTATTCGTTGCACGTTGAGAATATAAGCGGCGGCGGCACAAAGCGCTTCACAGTCAAGAAAGTGGTTCTGTCTGCTACGCGGTATCCACTCAGGCTTTCCAGTCTCACGGTTGACAACGCGCACCTCGCTGACAACCTGTCTGCAATAGTCCTCATCAATGTCACTTGGCACAAAGAAGCCGCCGCTCTTGTCCTGCGGCGTCCTGATGCGTGACATAATCAGCGACTTGAAAAAGTCAGTGCTGATCCATGAAAGGTTGATCGAATACGTTGCCTTCTTGCCCTTTGGCGTGATTTCAATTTTCGACACGCGGTAAGGCGGCGACATGGTGTCCTTGCCCTTTGTGGGGAAGGCCATCCATGGATAGCGGCGGCAGAACTCATAGACCTTGTGTTCATCACCGCTGTCCGGCTTATTGGGCCGGAAGCCGCTGTCTATGAACACGCGCTCAATGTGCAAGTCACCAATCGGCGTCATCATCAGATCGGCCAAGTCATCCCACACTTGGTCATCGTCAGTGTGGCCGTATAGCTGGCCCCAATCCAAGAGCCATGACGCGCCGCGCGCGCCGAAGCCGCGTATGGTGTAGCGCAGTGAAAGCTTCTGTACGTCCACGCCCATGACCACGCGCAGCACTTGGCTCGGTATGTCGCCGCGCTTGTACGGAAGGCGGCGCTCCATGATTTCATGCCATTCCGGCGTGTCGCCGCTGGCGCTGAGCGAGTACAGTTCACCCATGCCCGCGTTCATGGCCGTCTGCACCCGGTCTTCATCACCGGATGCCATGGCGGTCAGATACGTTTCAATGCGCTGGCCCCAAGACACAAACGGAGAGCAAAGGCCGCTCACCCACACGCTATAGGTCGGCGTGTCTGGCGGGCTTCCCGTCACGTTGCCTTTCTTGTCAACCTTCTGGCCCGGCGCAACATAGACGCCGCGCTCATTCATGGCCGCCTTGTGTGCCGCGTCCTCATGAGGGAAGCCGCACTTGGGACAGATCATCACCGTCTCACGCTTGGCCTGAGAAGGCGTCCCGCGATTAGGCCACTTGAGCAGCTTGAAGCGCGGGATGAAATACTCTCCGCATTGCATGCAAGGCCATGCCCAATGGTACCGCGTGCCTTCCTGCCACAAGCGCCAGATCGGGCTTTCAATGTCTTCGGCGTTGACCTCTTTCCAGAAATCAAGGCCGCTCTCCGCATCCGACACTATGTCAACCAGCCCTTTAGATGGCGTGCTTGTCACTGCCGTTGCAAAGTCGGCATAAGTCACGCCGCGCGCTTCAACCAAGCCCAGCACATCACCCTGCCCCATGACGCTCCGATACATTTCATCGTACTCGTCAATGAACGCTATGGCAGCGGGGTCTGACTTGAGTGCGGAAGATGATCCAGCGTGCGCAAGGCGCACCCGAACACCCGCAACCAGCTTGAGCGTCTTCTTGATCATCCGGCCACGGATGACTTTCCGTTTCAGCGTCTCCGCTTCATCCAGCAAGCCCATCAGGCGCGGCTCAAACTGATCCGTGAGGAACGCCTTTGTGGGACCAACGTACAAGATAGGCGCTGGCTTCTGATCCAGCCGCGCGCCCATCAGGTCCAAGATCGCATCCGTCTTGCCGCTCTGCGCCGCCGTCACCGCCACAAAGCGCCGATACTTGCCGCCCTCATGGACGGCACGCGCCCACGGGATCATGTACGGCGTAAGGTGAGGATCACGCGGGCCGGGAATGCCTGCGCTCTCAGGATAGATGCGGTTCTGCGCGCCCCACTCGTCAGGCGTTAACTTCGGCGCTGGCTTCCATAAGGTCGCCGCCAGCCTGTAAAGCTGTGATCGCCCGTTCATTCCGTTCCGCCATTCTGCTGAGGTAGCCATCAACTTCTCTCTCAATCGCGCGCCGCAATTCAACATCGCGCGTCACCCGTGCCGGAAGCCCGGCAATCTCAGCGCGTGACATGGCAACCTGTTGAGACATGACCGCCAGCAAGTCATCCACTGGCATCAACTCCTTCTGCTTGACGGCAACCCTCAGTTCAATTTCCTTTGCGCGGGCATCCCTGACACGGCTTTCGGCGGCCACCTTTGTCTGCCGCCGTTCCTCATCAGTCAGGAACTTGATGTAGCCCTCATAAACATCCTTGGCTCTCACGCCACCTTCTGGATGGCGCGCAATGTAGCCAGCGGCGATCAACTGATGCACCCACGCATTGGTCTTGCCTATGAGCGCTGCGCTATCGTTGATCGTCATCAAGCCCAAGCGCACATGCTCAACATACCGCTGCACCGTTGCGGCCAGCGGCATCTTGTCTTTCTTGATGGATGGCAGCACGCCGCGCTTGGCCAGCTTCTTGATTTCAACTTCGCTTGCACCAAGCAACCGCGCCGCCACCTCAACTGATATGTGCGGTTCAGTCTCGGAAGCCATCAGTTAGGCTCCCATCCCTTGCTGAACTCGTCAGCACGACCGCGAGAAACCATGCCGCCAGCATCAAGAAGTCTGTCAACTTCCTCATCCTCCATGCCAAGGCGTTCCATGATTTCAGCCTCGGTAAGCTTGAACTCACTGGCCAACGACCGCACAATGTCAGCCATGCGCAGCACCTTGTGTGTCCCGCGCGCGCGATTGTGCCGGATGGTGCTCATCATCTGGTGCGCGGCATCCGCGCCGCGCAGCCTCACCACTGGCACAAGGCCACCAGTCAGCGCCATCACATCGGGGTCCTTGCTGCCCAATGTGTAGCGGTGAAAGCCATCGACAATCTCACCGTCATCACGCGCCACTATTGGCTGCGTCCATCCATCTTCCATGATGGAGAGTTTAAGCAGTTCCATTTCCGTTGGCGCAACGTGATTTGGATTGTAGTTGTTCGCCCTCAGTGTCTTGGGATCAACCCACTCGACCACGTTGAGCGGCATCTGTTCAATGCCACGCTTCATATTTTGCCCCTCTATAGTCCAAAGCGTTCAGGTGTGAATGTCGGCTCAAGTTCCCTTACCAGTGACCACGCCTGTTGCACGCCGCCCACGTTGCGCGGATTGAGCGTGTAGAACGGCGCGTTGCCTTCATACTCACCGAACTTGGTCCTGTATATCCACGGCACAGATAGTCCGTGTGCGGATATATAGGTCCAAATGTGGTGCGTCTGCCAATTGCGCAGCGGATGACACTGCCAACCATCCTTGGTCGTGTAGGTTATGGCAGGCACGCTGTTTTCTTCCGTGCGCCGCCCGAAGATGCAGCACGTTGCGCCAACCTTTTTGGCGTGGCGCTTCACGGTCTTCTGCTGGCGCTGCGCAAATGACCATCCGCGCACCTTGCCATCCGTGGAGAACACAACGTGCCTGTTCCGCCTCAGCCAGTCAGCGCTGAGGCTGTCCAAGTATGTCACGTTGAGGCCCATACCGCTTGCAATCTGCTTGATGCTGGCAAGCTGCTTCGGAAAGTAGAATGAAACCTCACACACTGCATCGTTGACGCCAGCGCGTTGCGCAATGTGCGCGGCCACCAGCGCATCCTTCCCGCCGCTGAAAGCGATCAGGCCCTTGCCGCCAGAGCGCGTCACTGCAAAGCGCACGGCGGCCACGGCGTCACGCTCCATGGCGGCCATGATTTCCGGGCGCTCCCTTGCACCACTGTCAAGGATCACAGTTCGCCCTCAGCCCTCATGCGCGCTATCTCCGCATCATAGCGCACGCGGTTCTTGTCCCAATCTTCCGGCCTGATGTTGACCTGCCGCCTGTCCTTGTAATCGCCGCGCACAGCGATGTTGAGAACAAAGGTCCATGACAGGCCCGTAAGTGGATGCGCCGCACGGACCGCAAGCGGCTCATGCGTCTTTTTGTAATGCGTATTGATCCACCGCTTCACGCGCGCAGCAACGCCACCGCGCTGCTCTGGCGGATGCTTGTCGATCCATGAGCGTATGAAGTCCGGCCACGACATGCCCTTGGGCTTGTCCGGCGCGCCGTGGTAGCTATACAACTCCGTCTGACTGTAGCGCGCGGCAGTGGCCGCGCCCGGCACACGATGCTGCATCTTGTCCCAAATATCAGGGAAGCAAGTGGCGTACATCCACAAGCCACGCAACGGTTCCTCACCATAGGGAGGCGCGCACCGCTGCTCATTGTGGCTGATGCCCGCCGCCTCCATGATGTCATAGGAGGTGTTATAGTCCCACCCAAACTTGGCGGGCGCGGTCCACACATCCACGGTGTTCCAGTCGTAGATGGGATAGACCTTGTTCAAGTTGCCTTGCGCGTAGCCGTCTTCCCATGGCCTGATGTAAGGCCGCGTGTCCTGACTGGACATGAGGATGGCGCGCATCCGCGTGATGCTTTCATTGGCGCGGATGCCCATGAGCATCCCGACGCGCCCATACTTGCGCGGATCAAACAGCAAGCCCACGCTGTCCGGCAACGTGGGCCGCCTGCTAGGCTCAGCCGGGAAGCCCGGCACCATGTCCCAAGTGATCGCCTCTGGCGGCAACGGGCGCACCCACTTTGCCTCATCCTCCGGAGCCCACGGAAACCAATAGGGATGTTTTCTTGTGCATGCGTTGCGGTGCTTGATAGGCAGGCAATACCAAGACAGGTCAACGTCATCCGACTGTGCAACGCGGCGCACATAGTCAACCGTCTCATACGATATGGCTTCCTCATCGTAGAAGAAGGCCGGGACCGGGCCGCGCCCCAAGTCCCGCGCGGCCTCAATGGCTAAGTTGAGGACCGCCGTGCTGTCCTTGCCGCCGCTGAAAGACACGGCCACCGTGTCAAACAGCTTGTACGCTTCCCGCACGCGCTCACGCGCAAGCGTGAACACATCCGTTTCCACGGCCTTCTTTTTCCTGATGCGCCCCTTGCTGACGGAAGCTACCAGCGCATCGCCGCTGTAGCTGTTGGTCATTCAAAGATGGTCTGTGTGCGGATGATCGGAATGTCCTTGGCCGACACGCCGTCAACAATGGTCCTGTTCAGCATGGGGTGTTCCTCATGCGTAGGCCCAAAGTCACTGTCAGGATGGAAGACGGTGAGAGACATGCTGCTTTCATCCGTCTCAAAGCCGTGGATGGCATCAGGGTAGAGGATGAACATTTTCCCAACGCTCAATTCCTCACGGCCCGATGCCGTATTGCACCAGCCCGCGCCGCTGTGAATGAGGCCCGCGCGGATTGACGGATGCGTGTGCTTGGTCTGGTTGATGCCACGCGGGAAGTGCAGGAAGTTGAAACAGGGATCACCCTTGAGCGGCGGTGCGATCAGGAGCGTGTCACTGCACCCGTCTATGTACTTGAGGCGGCCCGCCACCTCCGTGTGGCGGCCTGTCAGTGTAAGACCAAGATACCCAAGGCGGTATGCGATAAACCCGATACCGCCCACAAGCCTGAACTCAAAGGCGGATGGCAGTGAGAAGAAGGAGCCTTTGGGCAGCATATGCTCCCGACCATCCGCGACCACGCGCGCCTCACCGTTCCACACATAACCAAACGCTGTCCCTTGCCTGTCAATGACAAGTTCTCCGTCCTTGAAACCATAGACCATGGACGGGAAGTCAATCTCCGAAAAGTCAGCCATGAGGCCATGTCGAAGATCCTGAATAAGTGCTGCGGTCATTTTTGCCCCTCACGCGCAAGCGCCACCAATGCTTCGGCGGCAGTGTTAAGCTTCAAGCGGTCGCGCGCCGCGTTGAGCCAGTAGACCACCTCATCCCTCTGTGCGGGATCAAGGTGAAACCTCAAAACCACCGCGCCGTTAGTCTGTGCGCGGATTGTTTCTTCAACGTCCTCAGCGGCAACGTCATCAAGGAAGCCGCCGCGTTGAGGACTGGCGGAAAGAAGCGCCTGCAATTCATCAGCGGCAAAGCCAAGACTGCCAAGGCTCTCACCGGCATCCTCAAGCGCGGCGAGGTCAAGCGCCAGCAACTCACGGTCCCACTCGCTGTTCTCCGCAAGCTTATTGTCCGCTATGCGGTAAGCCCTCTTGCGCTCATCCGTCCAGCCGCGCGCCACGATGACGGGCGCATCAGGGAGGCCAAGCTTCTGCGCGGCCAGCACGCGGCCATGGCCTGCAATGATTTCACCGCCTTCATCCACCAGCACCGGGATGGTCCAGCCAAACTCCGTGATGCTCTTGGCCAGTTGATCCACCTGCAAGTCACTGTGCCTCCGCGCGTTGCGCGCATACGGCACCAAGTCTTCCAGCGGCCATTTCTCAATCTTTTCAGGCATATCCGATGGCTTGCCGGATGTGCCTTTTGCGCTCTTTGCCATGCCTTGCCCCCAAGTGCTTGAAAGTTAAGCCAGATTAGAAATTCTTAAAAAACGAGCGGAAACCGGGTGGCGGCGGCCCCGCACCCGGCCCGATGGCAAAAGGTACCTTGCGGATGGGAGGGGGCGGCGTGTGCTGTTGCCCTGCCCTGCTGTGCTGCCCCGATGCACTGCGCTGTGTGCTGCGCTGTGCTGTGCATGTGCATGCTGCACTGTGCTGTGTGTGCTGTGCCTTGTGGTCATGCTGTGCTGTGCTGTGTGTGTGCAGTGTGTGTGCTGCGCAGTGTGTGCGCGCTGTGTGCAGTGTGTGTGCTGCGCTGTGTGTGCATGCTGTGCAGTGGTCACTGCATTGCTCCTGACATGATGACGCCTAGGACACGCTGTGCCTCTTGCGCTATGTGCGCATTGCCCCTCTCCCAAGTGTCAAGCGCCATGTCTTGCATGAGTTCCTTGTGGATAGAAGGGCCATACATCTTTTCGATTGGCAGGCGTGATTTGCCCTTGCGATGGAAGACGTTATTGCTCAGGCTCTTCACCACGAATGAGTGAGGGTAGATGATGCCCTTGCCCCACACATGCACGGCTGCACCGTGTGCCATCTGCTTAGGCTTGAAGTGTGAGAGGCCAAGGTATTCGCGTCTGCCGTCAATGCGTGTCTCAAGCTTGCCGGGATGCGCTGTGAAGAATTTCGTGTTTTTATTTACCACTCCAGCCGGGATGCTGGTCTGAGCGCGCAACGCGGTTTTCACATTGGTAAAAGTTTTTCTGCCAACTTTGTTCATGGCCATTGAGAACACGCGCTTGGCCAATCCACCTCCGACGCGGTAGCAGGTCGCCTCAAACTTGATGCGCAGGTCATCTGCATCTTGGAAGACGATTGCAGGCATTGGGAATTTATTTCCGCCGCGTGTGAAGGTGTTTGTTGATGTGTCTTGAGCCAGTCCGCTTCGTTCGCGTGCGCGCTTGAAGCGCGCTCACTCAGCGGATCAAATGCTGTGTTCTGTGATGTGTCAGATCAGTGTTTGCGCGTGAGGACAAGTTTTGAGCGACCCGACACGCGAGAAACTGGCGTGATTTGTCCCACACGGCAAGAGGGTGTTTTTCAGGGATGGCGGTTTTCCACGGGATGCTGCACTGCAAAAGCCAGCGCGCCATCTGCGGTTTCATGAGGTAGATGCGACATCCCGCCGCATCGGATGGTGACGCA